TTGACTATGTAATGGTGAACCAAGAAGAGAGAAGAAAGTCAGTCAAGGGATATAAACTTCACTTTGGTTCTTCCGTAAATAATGTAGCTCAAAAATGTGTCGCAAAATATATCTTTGAAAGAAAAGAAGATGGAACATTTGGAAAGCAAATAAATGAATATACAAGAGATATTAAAAAACGAACTAAATAAAGTAGATAAGATAAAATATAAAGACGATAGAGATAAACATTGCAGAGAAGCAATGAAAGAGTTTTTACTTCCAACTATCAAACTAATTATCAAAGCAGTAGAAGAAGTATTCGGTGATGAGCCGGTACAATGCGAAAGATATGTTGATATAAAACATTTGGATTTATTTATTCCAATCATAGGTAGGATAGACTTTGAAAGCAATACAAAGATAATGGAACTCAAATCTTTACCGCCTAATTTTAAAAAAAACAAATCAGGTTATGGAGTATCACAACAAAAAATGCCTGAACGAATAAAGCCTGAACACCTACAACAAACATCTTTATATGCTAGAGAAAAAGGAAGAGAGGCTTATGTAGTTTATGTTAGTCCCAATGAATATAAAATATTTAAGCCAAGCCAAAAAGAACTGAACGCAGCTTTTAATAATATGATTGAGAA